GCGACCTGCAGGTTGGACGGGGTCAGGACGTTGAAGATGTCCGGCAAGTCGGTGTTCGGCGCCGGGTCGACCGTCGACTCCTCGTTGGTGTTCCAGTCGTAGACGGCAGCCGCCGTCTCCTGCAGCACGAGGTCGATGCCCAGCACGGGGCCCTTGTCGCCCGATTCGTCGTTCACGAACTTGATCGACACCACCTCGAACGGCTTGTCCGTCCAGCCGTAGCGAGTGGAGGTCCGCAGGACCGTATCGCCGGCCTTCACGCGCCAGCACGAGAGCTTCCCCTTGAAGGTCTCGACGATCTCCTGGCGCGACCTCAGCAGGTCGATCTTGGCGATGCGCTGGCACATCGCGGCTGACGTCGTGAACGGGAGCTCGATGTCCTTGAACTTCTCGACGCCGCCGTCGGCCTCCCGGTAGGCCGCGCTGACGACCGCCGGGAAGTCCGCCGGCTGCATCAGGTTGCCGATCGGCGCCGTTCCCTTGACCGCGTTGAAGGCGTCGCGCGCCGACATCAGGGTCTGGAGCTGCGAGCCGGCACGCATGTCGTCGTCGGTGATTGTCAGGGTCGGCGACTGGTAGACGCCCGCCTGGATCGTCCAACGCTCGCCGTCGTAGATCGCCTTGCCGTGACCGGCAGCGAGCAGCAGGCCAAGGATCTCGTCCGGCGAGCCGTCGCACTTGAACGCACCATCGATCGTGTAGCGCCGCTCGTACCCGCCGCCGACGAGTGGCACGGCCTCGTCGCTGGCGTTGGCGGCGGCGATCAGCGCTTCCTCGTTGATGCCGGTCGCGTAGTCGACGCCGAGGCCGAACACCGGGTCGCAGAGATAGTCCGCGACGCACAGCGCCCAGTTGTTCGACCAGGCGGTGAGACCGGTGCGCGGGTCGTAGACCTTCTTCCCCCGGACGTAGGCCGTGATGTTCGGGATGCCCGACTGCCACAGCTTGGCGCCGAGGTGGCTGACCTGGAACGTGCCGGCGCTCGGGTTGCCCATGCCCGTCGTGTTGTCCCAGCGCAGGGCGACGCCGAGGTAGGTGATGCCCGCCAGCCGGTGGCTGGTGGTCCAGCGGCCCTGGGCTTCGGTCTGCAGCAGCCAGTCGGCCGCCTGGTCGGCCGCGCCCAGGTTCTTCGTGATCCAGGCGTTCCCCGCGTAGGTGCCGGTTGCGACGTTGCCGGCGACGCCGATCGCCGAGCTGTCCTGGTCGTTGAGGTAGATCTGGGGAATCGAGTCGCACTCGTGGCCGGCCAGCAGCAGCGGGAAGTACAGGAGCTGGTTCCCGTTGCGGATCCACATGTCGCCGTAGATGCCGGACACCCGGGCGGTGCCGTAGATGACCTGGTAGGGCGCGATCGGCTGCCGGATCGACTGGCGCGTGTCCAGCCGGTTGTTGGGAGCCGGGCCGGTGGCGGTCGGCGCCGACTGCTTGAACAGCGCACGCGACGCGAACGACAGCGCCGTCGTGATCAGCATCGTCACCGCGAACTTCGTCACGGCCGCGGCCATGGCGGCGGACATGCCGGCCGCGACCAGCGTCGCCGTTACCGGATCGGCGTGGGCCGGGGTGGCGATCAGCAGGACGAGCAGCACCAGCACGATGAACATCAGCCGACCCGCCATACCTTGAGTGCGTTGCGCAGCGGCAGGTGCGCCAGGCCCTGCATGCTGGGGCCGCACAGCGTGGAACCGGCGCAGGCCATCAGCAGCGGCCGCCCGTCCTGCTCGACCAGGGCGATGTCGCCCCGGCGGCACAGCTTCCAGCCGTCGATCGGCGCGCCCAGGACCGCGGTCGCGGCCACCTCGAGGCCGCCGAGCTCGGCGAGCGCGCGGGCCGCCTCGACGGGCGTGCTCACGCTGGGGCTGGAGGGATAGGCGAGCGCGTGCTCCCCTGTGAGCGCCCGCACGACCTCGCCGGCGAAGGTCACGCAGTTGTGCCGCTCCCAGTCGAAGGGCTCGCTCTGGTAACGGGCGAACACCCCTGCCAGGCGCAGCTCCCAGCCTTCCTTTCGGTCCATCCCCGTCACCGCACCATAGGAGCGAACGCCGTTCGCGAGCCGGAGCTATGCCCGGAAGCCCCACATCACCTGCGCGTCCTGCAGCGCCGCGATCGCCTCGAGGCCGCGATCGCCGGGGAAGCGGCGCTTCTGCTCCTGGTCGGTGTAGCGAAGCTGCCGGGCCCGCTCGAGGTCGATCAGTTCGTGCTCGTAGGTCAGCGTGACCGTCGAGGTCTCGCCGCCGTCCGTCACGGTGCAGGTATCGAGCTTGCCCCGGAAAATGATCTTCGGATCGGCGATCAGCGACCCGTTCTCGGCCAGCAGGGCCAGCCAGGCCTTGCCCGGCAAGCCACGCTTCATCTCGGCAAGCGCCAGCGCCACGGTCGACGGCTTGACGCTCGAGAGCGAGAAGGTCACCCCGCCGGCCTTGATCTCGTCCGTCTCCTCGACCTCCGAGATCCCGAGCAGGTCGCCGGCGCCGGTCCAGGTCTTGCTGCCCCACGACAGCGCCCCGATCCCGGTCCACCAGTTGAGCGTGCCGCCGATGAACTGGCCCTCGACCAGCAGGATCGGACGCACGACGACAGCCGCCAGGGCCGACGCCATGCCCGAAGTAAGATCGCGACTCATAGAGCCTCCCGGCAGGCGACTGGCGGCAGCGTGTAGTTGTCGTACCGCTCGATCGAGAACTCCGACGCCGGCTCGACCAGGCGGAACAGGCCCGTGGCGTTCGACACGTAGACGGTGTCGTTGTTCGCGGGCGTCGCGCGCAGGCGCGGCCAGATCTCCATGGTCGCCTTGCCGGCGACCAGGTTCACGTCGCTGACAACCTGGTGCAGGCGCCGGTTGCTGCCTGTCCCCAGCGAGAACCAGTCGCCAGCCAGCAGGTATCCGGCGACGGTCCCGAGGCCTGTCTTGATCGCGAGTGTCAGGCCGGTCTGGGCACCGCCGTCGACCTGCGGCACGCCCGGCGTGACGCCGGCGGATCCACGCGGCGTGCCCTGCCGGGGGATGCCCATCAGGAACGTCCCGGCCGGGCCACGCAGCGAGCGCAGCCAGGCCTGCCAGATCATGGCGGCATCCCGCCCCATCCTCGGCAGTTCGAGGGTCGCCTCCCACCAGGCGCCGGAATGCTCCTGCACCTGCTGGACCCCGGAGAACGGAGACATCGTGACGCCGACGACCTGGTGACCACGGATCGAGAAGCCCGCGAGCCCGGTATGGCTCGGGAAGGTGAGCGGAAAGGTGATGCTCATCGGCCGCGGAAGACGGCCTTCATGCTGCCGCCCCTCTGCCGCTCGCGCTGCACCGCCTTGACCGCGCCTTCACCCGCCGAGCGACGCATCCCCGCGAGGCCCTTCTGGTACTCGCTCGAGGTCACGAACTCGCCGACGTTCACCGACTGTTGCACGATGAAGGTGTCGCCACCGCTTCCACCTCGACCGCCGCCCAGCATGGCGGCCAGCTGGTCCTGGTTGTAGATCGTGCCGCCGTGGTTCGGGACATCGAGCTCCCAGCCCTCTTCGCCAACGATGCGAGGCCTGCCCGGCTGGTAGGGACCACCGTCCGCCAGCGGGATGATCCCGGCGGCCAGCGCATCGGCGAAGGTGCCGCCGGCGATGCTGTCGGTGACCGCACCGCCGCCGCTGCCGAAGAGGTCGCCCAGCCAGCCGCCGAGCATGCCGCCGATGCCCTGGTCGGTCGGCCCCTTGCCGCTGATCGAGTTGAAGATGTTGGACGCCGCGGCCCTCAGCTCCATCTGGATGATCATGTTCAGGAACGACTGCAGGATCTTCCCGAAGTCGACCTCGGCGCCGGTCGCCAGGTCCGTGATCGCCTGGGACATCTGGTCGACCAGGCGCTTGCCCAGCTCGAAGTTGCTGTTGGCGCGCTCGAGGTCCGCCATGCCCTGCTCGATGCCGGCAATGAAGCCGGTGGCGCCACCCTGGGCGCCGCGGTAGGCGCGATCGGCATCGTCGGCCGCCTTCTTCGCGTCCTTCATGGCCGCGTTGAAGATGCCCTGCGAAATCGCGCCCTGGTCGAGCAGCTTGTTCAGCAGATCGGTTCGTCGAGCGAGCTCGGCCGTGCCGTCGCCGTACTGGCGCGTGACCTGTTCGGCTTCGCTCGCCAGGCGCTTCTTCTCTTCGAGCTTCTGGTCCAGCTGCGAGATCGCCGTTACTTCCTGCACCAGCTGCTGCGCCAGCGGCGAGTTGGGCGGCACGTCCTTCAGGACGTCGAAGATTCTCTGCTGCAGCTTGAACTGCGCCTCGATCCGCTTCTCCGCCTCGGCAACCGTCTCGTTGCCACGGATATCGAACGTGGACAGCGCCTTCTCGAGTGCCGACCGTTCGGTCTGCAGCTCCTTCAGGCGGACGTCGAGCTTCTGACCAGCGCCCTTCGCCTTGTCGCCGACCGGATTGGATGCTCCCTGGGACTTCGGCCCATAGTACTTCGGCGTGTCGCCTATGAAGAGGCTGGCAGCGTCGGCCGACTCCTCGACCTGCGCACGCTGCTTTGCGGCGGCGATCTGGCCCAGCAGCGCCTTCTCGGAGTCCTTGAAGCCAAACTGCGTCGGGTTGCCCCGGAGCGCGGCAAGGCGCTCCTCGAGGTTCGCCACGTCGTTCTGTGCGGCACGGCTCTTCACCGTGGCGCCCTCCAGCTTGAGGCGAGCCAGGTTGGCGTTGATGTCGGTCAGAAGCTTGTTGACCGCTTCGAGGGCCGCCGTGGCGATCGGTGCACCAAGGGATGCAAGGGCCCCATCCACCGAGGCCTTCGTGACCTTCAGCTGCGCATCCAGCTTGTTCCAGGCCTCGAGCGCATCCGTGCCGACGACGGCGTTCTGCGACTTCGCCGCGGCCGTGACCGCGTCGGTGCCCTGAGCCAGCGTGCCCAGCATGCTGACGACGCGACTACCGGACTTGCCGAACAGCTCCTGGGCCAGCGCGTTGCGCTCGGTCTCCGAGGAGATGTTGAGCAGACCGCGCGCCGCTTCGGGCAGTACGTCGGAGATTCCGCGCAGGTTGCCCTTGCTGTCCAGCAACTTGACGCCAAGCTTCTCGAACTTGTCGATCGCTTCGTCGCTGCCGCTCTTGGCGGCACCCATCTGCTGGGTGAGCTTGCCCAGGGCCCCGTCGAACTGCACGGCTTCCACGCCGGACTGCGCGGCGGCAAGGCGATAAGCCTGCAGGGCATCCGTCGTCACGCCGAGCTGGGCTGCCTGGTCTATAAGCTCGCCGGACTTCATCCCCGCGGCCCACGACATTTGCGCGACCTTCAGGGCAAGGAACGCGACGGCCGCAGGACCGGCGAGCCGGCCAGCCATGCCAAGCGCGGACGCAAAGCCAGAGGTCTGCTCGGCCGACTTGTCCATCTGGCTGCCGGAAGCGCCGGCGCCGGCCTTGAGAGCGGCCAGGGTCTGCGCCACGCGATCCGTCGCCTTGACCATCTTCTCGGCACCGGCCGTGCTGGCGCCGTACATGGCGGCAAGAGCAGCGCCCGACTGCTCGGCCAGCCGCGAGACGTTCATGGAGGATTCGACGCGCGCCGTGGCGGCCGCCATCTTGGCGTATCCGGCCGCCTGCGTCGCCGGGTTGGCTGCCGCCAGCTTCGCGAAGCCGTCGGCCTGGCGCTGCGCCGTGACCAGCGACTCCTGGGCGGCACGCTTCAGGATGTTCGTCGACTGCGTGATGCGGCGGTTGAACGAGTCGAAGGCCGCCGACGACTTGTCGGCGGCCAGAATGTCGACTTGCCAGCGTGCCGGGCTACCATCGGGCATCGGTCAACCTCAGTGGTTCCGCATTTCCTTCTCGGCGGCGATGTAGGCCAGCCAGCCGTGGAAGTGGTCGAGGGGCATGGCCTGCACTTCGGCCAGCGTCATCTGGAGGCGATCGGCCAAGGCGTACTGCATGAACAGGGCACGCCCCCGATCGCTCCTCAGTTTTTTGCCTGCTCCTCGACGCCCGGCCCGGTGATGGCCGAGATCAGGGGCGTGAGCCGGTCGCCGGCCACGCGCTGCAGCAGGTCGTCCTTGTCGTCGCGCGTGAAGGCCGGCGTGCCGTCCTCCAGCGTGCACTTCATGAGCAGCATCTCGACCATGTAGCGGGCCCGGCTCTCCGGCTCGCGCTCGCGCAGGGTCATCTGCTCGCCCACGGTGAGGCGCGTCGTGTAGATCTCGACGCCGAGGATCTCGTGCTTCGTGCGGGCGGCGCAGTCCTCGCGCAGCCGCTGCATCAGGGTCTTCACTTCAGACATCTTCCCTCCAGGCGCGAACGCCGTTCGCGGACTAGGCGCCGACCGTGAGCTCCTGCAGCTCGCCGTTGCCCTGGACCTGCACCGTCGCCTCGACGTGGTTGTCGCGGGCGACGTTGATCTCGACGCTGGTGACCAGCGCGTCGCCCTGCCGGTACTTCTTCCCGGCGGTCGTGCCCTGCGGGTAGAAAATCAGGGCGGGCGCGTCGCCGCGCTTCAGGCCGGTCTGGCCGTTGGCCGTCGGGTCCCACCAGACCGTCAGGCTGGCGTTCCAGTTCGCCGTGTTGCCGGCGATCCGGTCCCACTTGTCCTCCAGGGTCGACCGGTCCGCCGCCGTCTCGGTCTCCGAGATCCGGAAGCTGCGCATTTCCGCGAGGGTGACCCCGCCGACCTTGACGCGGCCTTCCTTGCCCAACGTGACGCCCATGGCTTGCTCCTTTGGCTACTCGAGGTGTTGGTCCGGCCGAAGGGCCGTCGTGTGATACTCGACGCGGTACTCGAGGCGGGCGCGGGCGACGCGCTGCTCGCCGTCGAAGCTGGCCGCGAGCTCGCTGCGTTCCAGCGCCAGGTCCTCGACCAGTCCGCCGAGGCGCCGATCGGCGGCCAGGGCCTTCTCGATCAGGACCGCGAATGCATCCAGTCGATCGTCGCTGTCCGTGGCGTCGGCAACCGTGATCTGGACTTCGAGCTGCAGCGCCCGCCGCAGTCGCTCGTCATCGTCCAGGCTTCGCCCGGCGATCGCGCGCACTTCCTCCGAGCGGGCGTAGACCAGCAGGTAGGGGCACTTCGCGACCGGCATCGGCGCGGCGCGGCCGTCCTGGACGGAGACGCCGGAGATGTCGCGGCGCAGCACCGCCGCGACGGCCTGGACGATCTGGCGGCGGACGTGCAGCGCCATGGTCACGCCGCGCGGGAGAGATCGACCACCGCCATGCCGGTCCCGTCGGGACGGATCGCCTTGGCCGTGTAGGAGGCGCTGTCGCCGGCGATCGACACCCCGTCGCCCTCGTCGGCGCCGGCGGGCAGGTCGATCTCGCGGCAGATCAGCCGGGCGTCGCGGTCGATCAGGTCAACCTCGCCCATGCCTTCGACCGCCATGGACGGCCGCGAGAACAGCGCGCTGAAGGTGGACGGCACGCCGGCGCGCGACCAGGTCACCGCCCGCCCGAACTCGGCGGCGGAGACGAAGAGGGCGCGGTCGGCGTCCGTCTCGATCCCCATGCTACTTCTTCTTCTTGCCGCGCTGCCCCGGCGCGGCCGTCGGCTCGGACGGCGGCGGCAGCGGCACCGGCTCGCCCGCCTCGCCGATCTGCTCGACGATGCCGTTGACGACCTGCCCCTTGGGCAGCTCGCCCAGCAGCTCGATCTCCTCGCCGCGCTTGAACTGCAGGCGCTCCTGCTCGCTGAAGACGAAGCCGTCGTGGGCGTCGACGGGCAGCACCTGGTGCGCCCGCGCCTTCAGCTGCGCCTCGGTCAGTCGGACGGGCATGCCGGCCGGAAGCGCAAGGCCCATGAGGCCGATGACGCGATACTTGTAAGACATGGAATCCTCTCGAGGGATCGGGAGACGGGAACGCGGAGAGACGCCTGGGAAGCCGGCCCGGGCGGACTGGCCCGGGCCGGATGGTGCTGGCGGCGTGCCGGCGCTAGGCCTGCAGCGTGACCAGGCAGGCCTTCTTCCAGTCGCCGTACGCGGCGTTGCCGACGCGCTTCGCGCCGTACTCGTGGGCGTCGTTGTCGTGCTCGAAGTCCGAGCCCTCCGCCTTCGCCGAGAGCGTCGTGTCGACCTCGACCTGGTTGATGAACGGCTTCTGGGTGCCGTTCAGGCCGAACACGGCGACCTTGTCGGTCCAGGCCGTGAGGCGCGGGTTGACGACCGGGCGAACCCGGAAGGAGTTCTGCGCGACGATCAGGTTGGTCTGCCCCTGGTCGAGCACGGCCGACGCCGTCGCGGCCATCGCCTGCGCCTGCAGGGACGGCGGCGCCATGACCAGGAAGTCGGTCAGGAACTCGTTGCACGGCTCGTTCTGGTCGTCCTTGAACGCCATCATCGCCGAGATGCCCGCGAGGATGGCGCGGTTCATGGTGGTGTTCGTCGGGTTCGTCGGCGTGCCGCCGGCGCCACCGTCGGAGATGTCGAAGACGATCGAGTTCGACTGCGACGTGGTGTTCTCTCCCTCGGTGTGGTCGGTGTCGAAGAAGTACTGGCCGTCGTAGCAGAGGCCGGACGCACCGTTGGCGATCAGGGTGGAGATCAGCGAGGCGGGATGCGACGCGGCGCGGTCCGCCAGCTCGTTGATGCGCGCCATGACCTGGGCGGTCTTGTCGCGACGGATCTCGTCGAGCTCGACGCGGATCGACGACTCGAACTTCAGGTTCTGGATCGTGAAGCCGTTGTCGCGGAAGGCCCGCGGCTGGCGGCCGCCGATCCACTGGCGCATCGGCGCGACCTGGCCGAGCCACTTGATGGTCTCGATCTCCTGCGTCGAGTCGATGCGCAGCGCGAGGTCGTTGATCCAGGACGCGCCCTGGCTGGCATGCAGGCGCTCGAAGAAGGCGCCGATGACGCCGACGGAGCCAAGCGAAATTGCACTCATTGCGGGTTCTCCAGTGGTAGAGCCCCGCAATCGCCGGGGCCGAAAGAGGAAGGCTGGGGTGAGAGGGGAGGCGGCGAGCGCGTGCCCGCCGCCCTGTTGTCGCTAGGCCTGGCGGGCCCAGGTGCCCTTGAGGGCCTGGACGGCGTAGCCGTCGGCGTCGTTGCCACCGAGGATGACGAAGTCGCCGCGCTGGGCGGTCGCCTTGGTGTTGATCAGGTCCTTGTCGTCGGCGCCGGTGATATCCGGACCCAGGATCATGTCGGCGGCGGCCGGGCTCAGCGTCACGGCGATCGTGCCGTACGAGCCGCCGTTCACGA